CATTCCATCAACGAATACTCGGCTTCTTCCGTCCTTATTGGCTTCGCGCCATTTCTTGATGTTGCGTATTCTTTTGCCGTTTGGGTCTCTCCATACGGTTCTTCCAAGTCCTGGTATTCCACCGTTATCAACAAATGAAATGAATTCAAACAGTTTTTTTGTGGTGTTCTTTACACGCGTGCCATCGCCCGTATCGATGCCGCTAGCCATTCTCTTAGCAAAGTCAAATATCTCCGATGCGGAGATACCAAAGCAGTTGGCGCCGGTGCTGTCGGTAAATTGGTTCGCAGCAGGAGTTCCTGGTGGGCATCTAAATTTTCCGTTTTCATCAACGAGTATTCCAAATGCGCTAGCTGCTCTTGCAATGAGCGACCTGCCTCTTTGTCCGATTGTTTTTCCTGGAAGTCGCTTTTCGCTATAACCAGAAGAGTTTACCGTCTTGTCTCCGTTGAGGCTGAATGGGTCAAGAGTCTGTTCCGACTCCTCGATAATCTCGTCAGTCTTTTGATTGACTTTGTATTTCCTTATTCGCAGTTTTGGTTTTGCTGCGAGGACCTTTGCATATTCGTCGGCCGAAACAGAACGTGGCTCATCAACCCATCCGAAGTTTGGTTTCTTTACAGCAGATTTGCGCGACCTAATTGATGGAAAAAGTTGAAGAACTTTACCCTCTTCCCACTTTTGGCTAGCAACATAGTTGTAACCATTGGGAAGTTCAACCATTCCGGGAGTTCCTCCCTTGTTGGTTCTTTTCTTCCCATCAGTGTCTTTATATGTTTCACTGCCAGTGGCGACATCAAGCGCCTTAACCGACAGTCCTGCATTTAGAGTCGACCTTGTTATTGACTCGACTACAGCCTTTTTAAACGCAATTGCTGCGTCGTTTAAGTCTCTTCTGCCGACGAGTGGCGATACAAGCCTCTCAGATGTGATTGTACGTGTTTTGTAGAACGGCTTACCCGTCATGGCGGGCCGCGCTTTCTTAGATTGTGTCGGTTTCTGCTTCGAGCAACTGGAACTCAACGAGCGACTTCATGAAGTCTCCATCCATTGTTTCTTCGTTCTTCTTGCTCATGCCTTCTCCGCCAGCAACCCAGCCCGCTGGGATGAGGCTTTCTTTTCCAAGTTCTCGAGCACGCTTCATGATGTGACGCTTTGCTGCTTCCTTGTCCTTTGCGCGACCGAATGCTTGAACGGCATTTCTTAGGTCAGACTCATTCGCGATTGGGAAAGAACCATCTGGAAGTGCATTTCCTTCTTTGGCCATAGCATTGCGCTGCTCTTCTGTGAACGCACGCTTAAGAGCAATTTCTGCTGCTTCTGCCTCAATCTCTTCTGCCTCTTCCGGCTCATACTTGTCGTATCCAAGTACCTCTCCGTCCAGGGCGACGAATACGTCATAAGACTTTCCATCGAATCCTTCAATTTCTACGGCGTATGAGTCGATTCCTTCGAAGCTGTCTGGTTCAACTGCAACAACGTGACCATCAATTGACTTGACGGCAATCTCCGCTGCATCGGTGAAACTAATCAGATTAAGTTCATCGATTGCTGCCTTCTGCTCAAATACGCTTTCGTCGAGTTTGTGCCAGCCCATAACCTCGGCTGATGTACCATCGATAAACACTTCGATTGCCTTGCCATCCTTTGCCTGCACATCAATAACGAACATGTCTGCATCTGGAGAGTAACCAGAATCGATAACTTTTCCGTCGAACATATCTTCGGCCATGCCTTCAACATGAAGAAGTCCGGGCATTCCTTTTTCTGCGATACATCCACCAGGGCAGTTCTCGCATACAGAAGTTGTTCCAGAATATGATTTACGCTCAATGGCGCAAACATATCCATGCTCGCCGATGTCTTCTGATTTAATTCCCATTGAGGACATTCTTCTCTTTTTAAACTTGTCCATCATGGCGTTTACTTTTTCCGCATCGGCCATGTCCTCTTCGTCTTCTGAGTCCATTTCCTCATCGTCGTCCCCTAGGCCCATTTCGTCATCATCGTCGACTTCTGCTTCGAACTCGTCTTCGTCAGACTGTGGAACGCCCTTCTCTTCTTCGTCTTCGTCTTCTTTTTTCTTGAACTTGTTCATGGCGGTGTTGATTTTCTCTTCATCATCCATCATGTCTTCTTCTTCCATGTCATCCTCTTCGGACTCCATGTCTTCTTCCATGCCCATGCCCTTCATTGGCTTCTTCTTTGGCATCATGCCGTACATCTTTTGCATGTCCTCTTCGGTCATGTCCTCATCCGCAATATCCAGGTCGGTAGCAGGAACCATTTTCATCTCTACCGGCATTGCACCGCACTTGCCACAAACCTTCGCTTCTGGGGTAAAACCGCACTCAGAAGCCTCGAGCCCCTTGGCGCACTTGAGCACAGCCCCTTCGCTGTCGATACTCACTGTTGCCTTGTCGTCGTAAGCCATAAAATAGAGCTCCTTGCGCCTAATGGTATGCAGAAGGCAAAACAGCCAACTGTTTATTAAATTATTTGTTTGTAAAAGTATAACCTACCATAGCGCCGCTATGGGAAGTATTAATAATAACGCTTTTTTAATTATCTATTAACGTCTTCTCTGTGAGTTGTCACGAAGCTGAAGAAGCTTGGTCCACTGAGATGGACTCAGAAATCCACTAGCTTCGAACTGGGACAAAACGCTTTGCGCAAATCCACTCCACTTGGCATTTTTTGCCCAGCCGATTATTTCGTTTTGCATCCTTGGCGTTATGTTCTCTGGGGCTCCATTGTTCTCTCGGCCAGCAGACAATTTTTCAACTGCGTCCTGGCCAGAGGTGGATATCCTGCGGGCGGCTCTACGCCCACTACTCATGGAGCCACCGCTCTTTATCGACTCAACCGTTTCGCTCAGGTCGTACTTTTTGTTGAGCCTGTCAACTATTTTCTGAACCTCATCATCGGTATAGCGAAGCGCCTTTCCTGTGTTTTTGCTAAATTTTCCTTCTTTTCCTGCCTCAAAAGCTCGAAGTCTCGTCTGAACTTTGGTTGCTCCAACCACTTCGTCCAGCTCTCTGCCTTTTACTCTTTTCCCTTTTCTGGCAAGAGTGTCGGCGATATTCTTCCAAAGGTCAAATTGCCTTATTGAGTTGTCGAATTTGACTCCCTCTTCCCCAAAAACATCTCCAGCGCTTGGGATTATTCCATTATCCACCAACTGCTCAATGATGGACGTCGGAACGCCTTCACTTTTCCACTTTTTGAGCTGAATTGCGGTTGGCGTAATCGTCTCGCCGTCAACCTCAAATGTAATGGCTTCCGCCAGTTCGTCATCAGACTCGACACCGAGCGACTCCGCAAGAGCAGAGACCGGGAAGGAACTCTTTGAAATTTCCCTAGCAACAAACTCATCAGGCAGTTCGAAGTCGGTCGGGTAGAACTGAGGGGCCATCGCTATGCCCTCTTCTTTGTAATCCTCGTATTCCGCTCTGCTTAATTGGTTTCCTCTTCGTCGGTCATACCAGTAGGGGGCTGCATCAAAGCCCCAAATTGCCTCAAGCGTCTCATACGACCTGCCTGGGTCTCTGCCGCCGAAGAATGCCCTGTCAATAAATTCGTAAGCATCTATTTCAGATATTCCTGCCCCATCTTCGAACATCTTTTCAATTTCTGCTTGACTTACGCCAAGGAACTTTGCACTCTGCTCCATGCTCAAAGGGGTTCCATCTTCGTCTTTAAGAATTTGCTCAAGTTTTTTGGCGTCAAGCATCCATTTACCATCTGGGGACCTGTCGTTATTCTCTGACATTTTGCCAAATTTGATTTTGACTTTATCCTCAAGGTATCTGCCGACATTGTTTCTTGCTTCACTGTCGGGGAATCTAAGCCGCCCAGAGCTAAGTCGGTCATTGCCGAATTCATTTTTGCTTGGCCCTGGTCTCTTCTTCCCTGGGATTGTCGCCGCTCTTTGTCTTACCCCATCAGCAAATGCTTGTCTGTCGGCATCTGACATCGGTCGGCGCTTTGAGCCTTGAGTCCTGGTCTTTTTACCAGAGCTCAACCTGTTTCCATCTGCAGCATTCGCAACACTGGCAGTACCAGAGCCACTCGGCGCCAGAATATCCTCAGGAAGGTCTGGCGCATCGGTTTTGTATCTATCTAAGCTGACCCCGTTTTTCTCAAAATCACCTTGGATTCTGAACAGGTCGCTCAACTCTTGGTCAAGTTTTTTCATAGTTGACGAATAAAAGTTACTCAGTTTTGCTGCAAAATCTTGAGGAGTTGTTGTTTCGTCCACCTCATTGATGATGTCCTCTATCCCGTCTATTTGAGTCTTCAGCGAGCTGACGTCCGGCTCATTGCGACTTTTGCGATAAAAGTTATCAACTTCTTTTAACGTAGCTTCAATGAAATTTGCGTCAATTAGCATCGAATCCAGCGCTTCGGCATCATCCCCATCGGAATTATCAATGTGGAGCTGCATAGCAGTATCAAAATCTAATCTCCGGAGTCTATTGTCGGGGTCAAAATGCATTCGTTCCAGGTCGCTAATATTTTCACGCAGATAATCAGTCTGTTCGTTGACCCATTCAAGTATTTCCTCGTTTGATACCAGCCCTTCCGTTATTCTGTTAATCGCCATCGACAGGTCGTCCACAAAATCAAAATCATCCTCAGACATGTATTCAAACAAGTCGCCTACTCTCGGGAAGTAGTTATCTTTAGGAGTAATTTTTTTTCCATCAAGAACAGAGCGAATAAATTCATATTTTGCCGACACCAACTCATCAACCCCTCTTAGGGCGTCTCCATGTTGTTCTATCGGAAAGAACATACTGTTTCGGCTGCGGGTAGCCCTCGGATTTCTTATTTCATCCAGAGCGGCTTTTACTATTGTATTGTTGCTTTCAACCCTGTTAGCAAAATCGGATTTAATGTCTTCTGGAGACCTTCCGGAGCTTAATCCGCGGTCGCCTGAGACCCTGTCGGAGACTACATTCCTTGTTCTCTGCGCAGAAGAACGAGGAGCGCCCTGTGGGACACCAGGTTGCGTCGGGTTGTATGGGGCATCAGCACCATCGATTATCCCGTCAATCTTGTGGAGGCTAAAGCTTCTGTACTGACCCGACTCTTCGTCAAGTCCAATAAAATAAACCCCTCCGCCCTTCTTCGTCATCATTCCAGTTGGGTAAACCATTCTTGGCTTGCCGTTATAACTGAATGAAATGACTTCTCCGTTTCTTCGTATGGCGTCAAAGTCGTACTTCTCAACAGGAACCATGAGTAGATTTGAAGCGATGTGTCTTGCGTTTGAGCCAGCTTCATCGGTTCTCTTTAGAGCATCTGACACCAAACCAATTTCCTCAACTGGCTTGTCGTCGTATCTCGAACGCATGCCAGATGAAAGACGAGAGTTTTCTCTCGAAAGCTCCATCTGAATATCGCTGGCTTCGTCAGCCCAGTCATCCATCGTCCAGTCAAGGCGTGATTCATTTATGTCGGCAATCATTCTGACGTATTGCTGCCTGTCTGAACGCTCTCTTGAAATCCTTGCGTAGTCTTGGTACTCTGCGTCCCTACGAGCAAGCTCTTCGTCGAGCATGATTGATATTTTTTCAACATCTTTTTCTTGTTTGAATTTTTTAGACCATTCTTGGCGTGTTGATTCATAGCTGGCAATCCACTTGGCCGCATCTTCTGGACTCTTGAATTCATCACTTATCAGTCCGCCTGGCTCACGCTCGGTGTAACCGTTGCCAAACTCAAGGCGAAGAAGTTCAGCACTCCAGTTACCGAACTCATCCTCGGAAATATTCCACTGGTTGGGTGAGCGTGACTCACCAAGGTCTGCGTAATCCTCAAACCAATTCCTGTCACCATCACGAGGCCCTTGTGCCATTTGGAATCTTGTTAGCAGCTCGTCACCAAATGCCCCCATCTCATCGGCAAGAGTTCTAATCGTTCCTTCTGGGTTTCTTACGTATCTATCGCGTGCTCCAGAAGACAGCGAAGGAGTAATTTCTCCATATTCTCCGTCGTTATTGCCAGGGATGGCCCCTGCTTCGGCAACCTTTTTGCCAAGCTTCTTGCTCATTGATGGAGACTTCGATATAGCAAAGTCGTGTGCTTTCTGCGCTTCGCCAAAGGCCTTCTTCATTGCATCAGGGTCTGATTTAAGTCTCTTCAACCAACCAGCAAGATATTGAGCGTGGTCTTCTCTTGGCTCTGGTGTTAAACCGTGTGCGGCCATAAAGAACGCAGAGGCTATCTCTGCAATCAATTCTTCCTGTGCGTACTCAGGGCTTCCGAAGTCACCAAGGTGGTCTCTGTTAAGACGTGACGAGTGCCCTGTCCAGTGCATTAGTTCGTGGGCGAATACTGCGTAATATCCTTCTTTGCTCTTGAATGAAGCAAAAGGGGGCAGTGTAATCTCGTCTGTCGACGGTCTATAGAAAGCTCTATCCCCACCGTGATTTACAACCGCTCCAACCTCGGACAGTGCTTGCTCAAGTTCGGCAACTCTCTCTGCTTCTGGAAGCTCTGCAATCTTAAACTTATCCTTATCAATTCCATCAATTTGGTCAATATTGAATACATGGCCAGTCTTAAAAAATATTCCACCAGATGAGGCGATTTCTTTGCCGTCGGCATCTTTCTTCTTTGGAAGGACGGTCGGAATCATTATCATGGTTCCCTTCTCGCCCTTTCGAACTGTTCCGCCCTCTTTCTTCCACTGGTTGAATCCAGCCCAAAGAGGAGTTTTGTAGCCCATTGAGTCTTGCTTAAACATGAGCATCATGCTGTTGATACCACTGTATGGACGGTTATTGTTTGTTACGTTCTTTGGCAGTGCGGTCTTGTGCCAAGGGAACTCCCATTTTCCGTCGCCAGTCTCCTGGATTTTTTCTATCTGTTCAATGAGTTTTTCTTGAACGCTTCTGTATACCTCGTCCATTTTCCCAGATGAAAGTTTTTGGCCAGGCTCCATCCCCTCAAGCGGGCTAACGTAGTCCCTCTCCGACCGTGGAGGACCCTGGTCTCCCGAAGAGCGACGAACAGAAACCCTAGAGAGGAATTCCTCTGCTGCGGCATCTTCTGCCTTTAGGAAATCTATGTGCGAGTTGTTTCTAGCTCTGACCTGTTCTTTGCTTATTGACAATTCCTTGGCAACCGCATCCAGTGAGGCACCAGAAGAAATCTGTTCGTTTATATACTTATTTAGAGCTTCGTCTGCTGCGTTCTCTTCAGCCATTCGATATTGTTCTTGACGGTAAGCCTCAGCGTCATCTGCATCAAGGGTAGACAGAGTCCCCCTCATCCTCGCCATATGACGCTTTTCTGCTTGCGCAACCTCTTCGCGCCTAATACCGAGAGCTGTAGCCGTTTCGGCCAGTGACTCTCCACCCATTCTTCTTTCGAATATCTCTCTATCCGATGTAATCAGTTTTTCGGTTTCTGGGGTTTCTATGCTCCGACCAAGAATCCTGCTTGCGTCGCGTCCTGAAGAAAGCTTTGATGGCTCACCATCTTCGTCGGTAGTAAATTCTGTAATCCAGCCAAGTGAACCTAGGTCCAATTCCTCTTCGGCTCTGGTGACAGCAACATAGGAAAGCCTGAGCTCTTGCTCGTCCGGCATTAACACATTGCCGTTTTGGTCCTTCTTCGGTTTTCTAAAGTCTGTCCAGATTTTTACTCTTGGCGATTCCAAGCCTTTTGACGTATGCGCAGTCTGTATATGTACGTATTCGTCTCTGTTTTTAGGTAAATTTTTTCTATCTGTAATAATCTTGTCAAGAGCAACCCGCAACTCTTCAAATGAGTTTTCCGCAATTATCTTTCCAAGCATGTTTAGACGGTTGTTATCGGCATCTTCAATAGCCTTGTTGAATTCCCTTATATTTGAAATACCGTCAAGGTCTTGGCTTTCCTTTGGCTTCCCGAATATTTTATTACCCTTGCTGTCAGTGTAATATCCACCTCCACTTTCTTTTGTGGTCATGTATTCGATATTGTCAATAAACGAACCAAGGTCATTTTTGAAATTCTTACTACCAAAAACAGTAAGTCCCTTTTTGAAGCTGTCCAGGGTTGCTGCTATTGCACCACCGTTTGAGCGGGTCAGAATCATCGTCGGATTATCTATTTGACCAATTCTTCCATTCACGGGCAAGCCAGATTTGTCTGTCTTTTTGCCAGTCATGCGCTCGTTTCTTCCAAGCAAAGACAAGAAACGATTTCCCATTCCAGCAATCTCTTTGCCAAATCGGAATGAGTCAGTTATTGGCATGTCGTACTTGGCGTAAGCGTCATTTAGCGTTTTGCCGTCGGCGCCGCGCCAGGCATTAATCGCTTGGTTTGTGTCGCCAATGTAAATTCTCTGAATACCATTTGAGCCCTTTAGTATCCCAGCAAACACTGGATTCATATCTTGTGCCTCGTCAACCATGGCAACGTTGACCATCTCGGAATCGCCGATGTCTGGTTTTGTCAGAGCCCACATCTTCGTGATGTGGGTGTTCGTCATTGGGAGCATTCCCTCGCCCTTGCCGCTGCCCTTTGGAGCTACTCGTGGCGTATTCATATCAGCCCACATTTTTTCTGCGAACGGAACAAGTTGAGCAATAATGTCCGGATTATCTACGGCCATTTTCCCGTTGTATGCGCCGTTGAAGTGCTGCTCCCCTATTTCTGTATCATTGCTAATGGCGAAGGCGTCTACTGCCTTAGATACTCTTTTATAGACATCTACTGCCGACAGCTCCTGTCCCTCATCAACCATTGACTTTACACCAAGGTAAGATGCTCGGTCTCCGAATGTCTTTAGTGGTTTGATATGGCCTGGTTCTTGGTCAAAGCTCTTCACTGTCATTTTGGGGTTTATTGAACGCATTGCATTGTATGAAACACCATCCATTGTCATGACGTTGACGTTGTCTGGCATACCCCTCTTTGCGACGTCATCCTTGGCGTTCCTATTGAAGACCAAATACAGAACCCTTGCGGATGGGTCGGTTTGTTTTAGTCTTTCTGCAAAATTGATTACCGTGGTTGTTTTCCCGGTTGCAGCCAATGCAGAAATCTTGACATCGCTGCCGGTCATCATCGCGTCTATCGCTCTAGATTGTTCTTTTGTCGGGAGTGGTTTTTTCTTTCCATTGGCATCGGTCGTTGGATAGTCATATTTTTCGACATCGGCCAGCTCTATCTCTTTGCGCCTAAGACCACTAAATGGTTTTAGGTCTCTGCCCGTCGACGTAGCTAATGATGTTTTTGGTGCGTCATTGCCAGAATCCCCACCACCGAAGTTATCCCATAAGGGTCTCCACTGGCTGTCGGTTAGTTTTTTTCCTGCGTCAAACTGCCTAACCACGCTTGCCATGTAGCTTTCGGTTTTCCCGTCGGCTTTAAACTTGTTTTTTGTTCTTGCACCGTCTATTAGTCTTTTTTGCGTATCAGGGTCATTCCAGGGTTGTGCGCCAGAAGAAAGCTTTGATGAAGAACGATTGCTTCCTTTCCCGCCGGAGGACAATCTTTCTGATTTTGAAACCTGCTCCAAGAGACTATCTGTGATGCGATTTTTTTCTACCAAAGCACCTACGGTATCGTCGGCCTTTGATTCTTCAATTTCCTTATCCCAATCCATAGTTGGGTCGATGACACGAGAATTGCTTTCTAGGTCAAAATCAAAATCTTGCTCAACAAACTTATCGAGTGTCTTCCCATCTTTGTCTGTTGTTATGAGAACAGTTATATCGCCAGAATACATTCGGGCTGCATTCCCGCGGATGAATTCATTTCTTTCTAGCAGTTCATATCTTGGTTCCGTACCAGATACGACTACGCCCCTGCGACCATCGGTAAGTTTTACCGTGTGTCCGACGAGCTCTGACCCATCCTGGTGGGACATTAATTCATCTTGCACCTCGACATCAAAGTCGAGTTCGGGGTTGTTGTCTCTGCTCCTATTAAACATCTCATATTGGCCTGCACCGTAAGCGGAGATATCCAGCGGTTCGGTGTCTTTTGCCATTTGCTTTTCAAGGTCCGCTACGAACCTGCCACTACCCGAAGTGCGCCCAGAAGAAAGCTTTCCATCTTTGTTCAACTCGTCGTATAGTGGGCCTCCCTTTTTGTATGCGTCATAGTCTGGGCTGGCCTCATATTCTGCTGTGGCTTTCAAAAAGTTCCGCATATCCTCTTCGGACATAAAGTCTTTTATTGCTTCATCAAGGTCGTAATTTGGTTCATCTCCACCGAGGTACCCGTCGTCACCACGGCGGTACTTGTAATCAGATTTTTCAACACCGTATCTAGTGTTCAAATAATCCCAAACATCGTTGGAGTTGGAGTTTCCAAGTTCTTCGGATATTTCGCGCTGCAGCTCGCTAGGTTGAGGACCGCGTCCAAGCACGCCTCGTCTTGGAGTTACAAACGTTTCTTCTGCAGAAAGCCCATCAATTTCCTTGAGGCGTTCAGCTAATATCTCTTCTCGGTTTGGTTTTTCCTTGCCGCCAGAGGAAAGACCAGGCTTTTCCTTTAGAGTTCCATCCGCATTGTGGAGATATGTTTCTTTACCTTTATTTCTCTTGACTCGCTCGAGACGCATCTTCTCAATTCCCTCAGGCGAGAAAAGTCTTTCTCGTGTTGCTCTCGCTCTCTCGATTCGTGCAGCCATTTCCTCATTGGAAATCCCTTGAATATCAGATAATGCTCTTTGACGAGCCCGCTCTTCTGCTCTTTCAGCAGGCGTCAGACCTTCGTCTTCATCATCTTCTGCATCCTCGTCAATTACATCATCTTCAATAACGGGTCTTGGTTTATAGTTCCCGTTTTCATCCCACATCAACCCTGATTCTTCGCCGTCATCTTCATTCTTTATCTCTTCGTATTTCTTGGCTCGGCGGAGGCGTGCTGCTTCGTCTCTTTCTTCTCTGGTTGGCTTCCTCTTATCACCAGAAGAAAGTTTGCCCTCTGAATTGAGTTTGCGAAGTTCTTGAAGGTCAGGTCCACCCTGTGAATCTTCACCTTTTTTCACCTTCTTTAATTTCTTTTTCTTGTCTCCTGCGTCCAAAAGACCAAGGCTATTTAGGCTTTGATTAAGGTTGGCAATGTACTCTTTGCTTCGCTCCCGTACATCTGGATACTTTGCCTTAACATCATCCTTGATGGCGGACTCGATTCCGTCCCAATTGTCGGAATCATCCTTGCTATGTGCATCAATGTAGGCGCCAACAGACCTTATGTAGCTTGAAAACCAGTCGCTATATTCTATTGATGCTTTTGCCTTTTCGTTAAACTTTGCAGGGCGCTTCCTTACGGAGTCGCCATTCCACATAACTCGTGATTGGTTTACGCCAATTTCACGACCACGCAAATAGTCTGAGCTGAAATTGCTGTCGGTGTTATAGCGTGGGACTTCTTGCCAACCAAGACCCTGCTCTTCCCACGCTTTTGCAATTGCTTCGTGGTCTACACGCTTTTGATTTTCTTCGGCGTTAGGAAATTGCTTTTCCATCTCTTCGGAACGGTCGGCATGTCGACGAAGGTTCCTTGTTCCGCTAGAGAGTTTTTCTTTACCATCTGGCTTTGCTGTATCAACCAGCTGACGCTTGGATGGCTTGGGGTTGTTTATTGAACCAGGGCCGTCTGGTGTCGGGTCTGGCTGTTCCCAGCCTGGGATGTTGTCAAACAGAACTCCATTAAGGTTGCTGTCTCGGCGCGTGTTGGTGTTAAGGTCTCCACTGGGGACTCCCATGCCGCGTCCGCCACGGCGCTTCTTGCCGCCGATGTTCGGTCTATCTATCGCGCGGCCAGCTATTCTGCGGCCGAGCGCTTTTTCTTCAATACTGCTAGAAGCTATTTTTTTTTTTAAAAGAGCGTAAGCCGAGTTCGTTGCTGCGCTGATTGCGTCTTTTGATTCCTGGTCGAGCGGTGAATTGATTACAATTCCGTACTCGTTGACGGTGGTATCTATCCTGTGGTACTCAAGAACTGGGTCGATTACCGACTTAAAATAAAATGCGTCCTCAAGATTGACGGGAATTACGTATGACTGGTCTTGCGCCAAAAATGAGTCAAGACCCTTCTCCTCGAGCTCTCTCTCTTCTGTGCCCCACTCTTCGAGTGTCTTGTAGGAGCGACGCTTCTTGCGACGCTTCTTAACTGTGTTGCGCAAAGCACCAAGAATAAACTCGCCTGGGTACTTGGCTTCGATGTCTTCGACCATCTTGATTTCATCATCATCAAGGATGTCATTGTATTGTTTTTTGCCAAAGCCGACTACAACGCCATCTGGAATAATTGCGAATCTGCACTTGGCTTCATCTTCGACCTTGAAGTCAAGAATCTTGCACTTACCTTCACCTTGGTAAAGGACGCAGTTTGAGCACTTGACGCCAATGTCCTTTACTTTGTTTTCTGCTGGAGGATAGTATCCGGCCCAAATGCCATCACCGTCTTCATCAAACTTTCCGTACTTGCTGGCAATACGAACAAGCGACTCAGCAAGCTCGCTCTCTTCTGCGCCAAGCTCCGGCTTCTTGTTCTTGTCAGAGCCTTCGTATTCGACAGGCGCCAACGGAACCATAACCATTCCGCCATTGACTGGCTTCATTGCGACAGGCATTGCCATTCCTGGATTGTTTGTTGATGGCTTGCTGGGTTTTGCGACAACACCTGGGATTGGCGAAGGACCAGATTGAACTGCTGGTTTTGGCTGCTCGGCCTGAATCAGTTCTGGCTTGCCAAACATGTACTCACTTCCTGTGAAGTGGTATCCAATTCTGAACTTTCCTTTTCCTGGCTTAACAAAAACAATAGAATTTTCTGTAGCCTCAACAACCATTACTGGACCTGCCGCACGGCGCGAAAGCTCCGCAACAACGCCAGCCAACTGGGGTCCACTTATTCTTTGCGAAACACCCTCGTCGAAAAGTCCGTCCCTTCGGGGACCCTGTGGTGCAGGGGAACCAATAACCATCGGCATCATTCCGTGCATCTTCTCTTCGTCGCTCTTGACAGAGATTGTTCCTGTCAATTGGTTGGCTCCGTGGAGGACTGGGGACACTTCGTACAACTCTACTTCGTAAAGAACATTCGCCTGGAGGTTGTCGTCGTATTGTGCTCTTAGGGTTTTGTAACCGATTGACCACTCTTGCTCTTCGCCAAAGAAAGCTACGTTTGCGAAGGCTTCTTTGCCTTTTTCTGATTGAAGATTAAATTGAACCTTTGCGTACAAACCGCCGATACCAGCCATCTTCATCTTCATTGGAAGTCTTGCATCTGATGCTGGGACTTCGTATATTTCCAATACCTTGCCGATTGGGTCGTTCCAGTTGTGGCCCCATACAACACGAGGCTTACGGCGCTGAAGGCTCTTGGCGAATGCCCCAGTGGCGCAAATGTCGCCTACTGAATCCTTGTTGCCAATTCCAGAAACAAAACACTCAACAATTCCCTGTGCTTCATCAAGGTTGATGAGGCCATTGGACGCCTTGTATTGAATGTTTCCGAAGTTAGAGTTTGGCATAGCGCTCCTTGGTTCTAAACGATATTAGAGGACCAACAAGTGCGCCCACAGCAAGTATTGGTATAAAACAAAATAGTTTCAGTAAATGAATTGGAAATCTGTTGTTTTACTGAAAGTCGCTAGATGAACTGTCCGAACTTCCACGCTCTGCGTGATTCGTCTTCTGCAATCTCAATGTTTTGTTTACCAACCAGATTCGTGTACATGCTCACAAGGGCCCCACGGAAGGATGCCGCCCTCTCTTCTTCGCCCATGACAGAGAGTGAGTTGAACATCATCGAGGAGAGCTGGTTAAAGTTTTCTATGTTAATGCTCTTTATGCGAGCCATTTGAGAATCTATTTGTGCGTCAAGGTCTGATTTATTTATACTTTTTTCAGACTTTTGCCCATATCCCTCATTGTGCATATTGAATGAGTCTTGAATAATCGCCGAGATGACTGGTCGTATGTCCTCGTCCATTTGCTTATCCCAAACCTCTGGGGAAAGAATCGAATCTATTTCCAGGGTGCCCGCGAACAATGACTTCTTAGCTTTTGCGCCGCTTGATTTCTCAAGAACAACTCTTTGCTGTCTCTCGATGACTCGCTCTATGCTTCTGCTGAGTATCTCGTTCCATCTGTTCAGTGCACCCATACTCTTCTCTTGAAGGTCATCTTCCATGGATTTGTACATCATCTGTGATTGCTCTGCAGATGCCGCACCACCAGGTACCGGCTCTGCGGTTGTCGCAACGGCAGCAAGGGCCTCTGGGGGAATCGTGCTTTGCGCCAACTGGTCTGG